TAGGCATTGCCCCACAGGAGCAGATGGGTCATGAGCGTTTCGCGGAAAACGAAGGAACTCATCTCCGGATTCGGTTCATCATGGAGCAGGTGATACAGCGGATGGTCAATGGCTTTTGTCTTGCCGCCATCGTCTGTATAGCGGTATAGATGAAGTGGCAGTCCCGCCACAGCTTCTGCAAGGATACGGACGCAGGAGTACACAGCGGTCATCTGCATGGCTGAACGTTCGGTGACAGCTTTGCCGGATGTTGTGCCGCCCATGAAGAAGCTGTAGCTGCCGCCGACAGTACGGTTCTGGGGCTTATCACGGGAACGGAACAAACCGGAGAAAATACCCATATTCAATCACACTCCTCTCAGATAAATAAAATGCCCCGGTCATCGTACACCGAAGCGGATGTATCATTGCCACAACGAATCGCTCTGTCCAACGCCATAATCGTGGCAACGGCACCGTCGATCTTCTCTGTGGATTTTTCTTTGTCCGGCTTGATGTTACCTGCCGGATCGGTGCGGATGAAAATATTGTCCATCATCCAATGAAGCACCGGATGTCCGCCGTGAGCAATTTTTTCCTCCAGAACCAACTTCATCAGCTCTTTCGTAGGTGGAGACATATCCTTGAACCCCTGACCGAACGGAACGACAGTGAATCCCATCCCTTCAAGATTCTGCACCATCTGCACGGCTCCCCATCGGTCGAAAGCAATCTCACGGATGTTGAACCGTTCACCGAGTTTTTCGATGAAGTTCTCTATGTAACCGTAGTGAACCACATTTCCTTCAGTGGTCTGCAGGAATCCCTGACGTTCCCACACATCATACGGAACATGATCTCGTCGCACTCGAAGTTCCAGATTGTCCTCGGGAATCCAGAAATACGGCAGGATCACGTATTTATCATCCTCGTCCTCCGGCGGGAAGACCAGAACAAACGCCGTGATGTCCGTCGTGGAGGAAAGGTCAAGACCGCCGTAACAGACACGACCTTCCAGATCGTCTTCATTCACGGCAAACGAACACCGATCCCACTTGTCCATCGGCATCCAGCGGACAGCCTGTTTCACCCACTGATTGAGTCGCAGCTGACGGAAGGCATTCTCCTCGCCGGGATTCTGCTTTGCAGATTCGCAGGCATCCCGAACCTTGTCGATACCAACCGTGATGCCGAGGGAAGGGTTAGCTTTCTTCCAGACTTCTGGATCAGTCCAGTCATCGGCTTCATCCGCACCGTAGATCACCGGATAGAATGTGTGGTCGATCTTCCTGCCTTCGATGATATCCTTCGCTTTCTGATGAATCTCGTAACAGATGGATTTCGTGTCATTACCTGCTGTCGTAATCAGGAAGTACAGCGGCTGCATCCGTGCGTCACCGGAGCCTTTCGTCATTACATCGAACAGCTTCCGATTAGGCTGGGTATGAAGTTCATCAAACACCACACCGTGGGTATTGAAGCCATGCTTGTTGCCGACGTCAGCGGAAAGCACCTGATAAATACTGCCGGTCGGAATGTAGATCAGCCGCTTTTGGGATTCCAGAATCTTGACTCTTTTCGATAAAGCCGGACACATCCGGACCATATCGGCAGCTACGTTGAACACGATGGATGCCTGCTGTCGGTCAGCGGCACAGCCGTAGACTTCGGCACGTTCTTCACCGTCACCGCAGGTAAGAAGGAGAGCAACAGCTGCAGCGAGTTCGGATTTGCCCTGCTTCTTCGGGATTTCGATGTAGGCGGTATTGAACTGTCGATAGCCATTCGGCTTGATCGTGCCGAAAATATCACGGATAATCTTCTCCTGCCAGTCGATCAGTTCAAAAGGTTTCCGCGCCCATGTGCCTTTGGTGTGACACAGGCTTTCGATGAAAGCAACGGCGAAATCTGCGGCGGATTTATCGTAGTGGGAATCCTCCGCCATGAATTCCGTGGGTGTGTATTTCTTCAGCTTTCGGATAGGCACCACCTCCAAAATGGCATAAAAAATAGCCGCCACCATACTTGGTGCGACCGTCATATACGTGGAACAGAGCCTTCCGGCTCATGCTCCGTTGTTGTTTTTTCAGTTGTAATCCTTCATCAGGATCGCCAGAGCGGTTTCGGTGTCTGCATCAACCGGTTCGATGTCCCACTCTCTGTCGTAATTACACACGATTTCGCCGTTCCGCTTGAGCATCAGCTTGGAAATCCGTCCTTCGTCGATGCCGAACCGGGAACCTTCCTCGTAATGCTTGACCTCGTAATGGAAAATGCTTTTGCCGATTCTGATCGTTCCTTCGTTCCACATAATTCTGTCCTCCGTGTTGTATGTTGTTTTCCTTTTGGTGTACACATATTACCTCTAATTCGGTAGAATAGCAAGTCATATTCGAGAAATATAGTACACAATGATTCGGAGGGGAATCTGTATATTTTACGGCATATCTTTCGGTATGACCACGTTGGAATCCGGCTGCAGAATGTCGATCATCATTTTTCCGCCGAGACGGAAACCGGACTCAAACGCATCTGCTTCCAGAATGGAACTGTACTGGTAGAGAGTATCAACGATTTGCTCAAGCCGTTCGGCATCCTCGGGACTGAGGCGTTGCTTCCATTCTTCGACCAGTTTACCGACACGATTGGATGCCTTCCGTAAGTCAGAATCGCTGGGTACAAATCGCTCCCAGGGATGCAGTTCACCGAAGAAAAGCTGCCGGATGATTGTTTTCTCAGTCATTGCCGTCACCCTCCGTGGAATCTGCCACACCCTGCTTCAGAATCTGCGGATCGAATTCGCATTCATGGTATCCATCCAGAATGGTCTTGTAGTAGAACGGGCTGGGCATTCCGAGCGGTCTGACGTCGTTCATGATGTACGCCATCGCCTGTACATTCCGTCTGCCAAGTTTGACCGTGACGTTTTCTTTCCGGTACAGAAACGGCCAGCCTTCGTATCGGTCGAGTGCCGACTCGTCTGCCGCCGTGATTGCCCACAGCAGAACCGGAACGCTGCCGCCTTCGTAAGGTTCCACGGTTGCCACAGCACCGCCGTGTCCGCCTCTGAAAAGGAGTCGGTAATCCTTCAGTTCACTGGTTCCGAGAATCGTTGCCGTCGGGCAGCGGTACGCCATCTGGTCGAGGTTCAGGTTGCTTCCGTATGCAAGATAGATTTTGGGATACATTTGTTTTTCCTCCTATGTTCGAGGGTTCGTGACCCTTCTACCACCACAAGGGCGGTCGTGCCGCCTTTATGGGTTTGTGGGGTCTGTCCCCTCGGTCAGCCTTTCTGCTTGCCGCCGTTCCTTCAAGCGGCGGGGTTGCCGAATCTCCATGCCGCCGAGCCGTCGAGGTGCTTGGTGAGGTGTTCTCGGCAGTTCTTGAATTCGTCCCCGATGAAGCCGATCCGGTTGAGGTATGTCCGCATGGCGAACTTTTCGTTCTCGACCTGCGGCTTCTTGGTGCTTGCGGAACGCTGTGTCAGTGCCTGATGGTTGAGGGCAAGGGCGAGAACAATGTAGCTCCGGATTTCGCCTGCGTGGAAGGTGCTGTTGAATCCTCTCAGCTCGACCGTGCGGTGTCCGTGGAAGAAGCTGTGGAGGTTGAGGAAATGGTAGCGGCTGTCGTGGTAGTGGGTGTCTCTCGATCCGTAGTAGCCGTCGTACCAGAGGTTTTCGATGGTTTCGAAGTCAAGCTGCTTTTTGAGGTTCATCTTCTCGACCAGTTCGGCGTCCATCTTCTTGCAGAATCTTGCGCGTTCCGGGTTGATCTGGAGTGCCTTGTAAAGGAGGTCGTTCTTGCTTGCGATGATGTTGATGAAGTTCCGGATGCTCTTCGGTGTGTGGTTCGCTCCGTCAAGGTGAATGTGAATACCGCAGGAGTTGTTGGGGAAGCCGCCCGCCTTGCGGAGTTCTCTTACCAGACCCTGCAGGGTTTCGATGTCCTCGCGGTAGGTGAGGATCGGGCTGACCATCTCGACGCTGTAGTCGCGGTCCGCTCTGACCTTCTGTCCGTTTTCCTTGCGCTGGGTGTTGATGCTGCCGTCGCTCATGAACTTCCATTTGCGTCCATCGGGCTGGGTAACTTCGTAGGTGCGGTAGTAAGTGCCGATGTATTCGCAGGTGCCGTTCAGGTAAGCGGCTGCGGTCTTTGCGGCGGTCTCTCTGGTAATTCCGGTGAACTCGATCTCGATTCCAAATCTTGTGGTAAGCATTGTGTGTACCTCTCTGTCTGTGTTTGTTTTCCTTGCGGTACACACATATTACCTCTAAAGTTGTAATATATCAAGTCAATTTGGAGATATATAGTACACAATGATTTGGACTGGAATCTGTACATTTTAGACCTTTCCAGTGAGGATAAACTGAACGTATTCCTGCCGGTGATCTTCGAGATAGGTCACCAATTCATAGAATTCCATCTCATATGCCAGCCTCTGTACAACGGGAATGTCGAACATATTGGTCTTGCCAGTTGCACGGATGGCAAGAATCTGTGCTTTGATCTTCTCACTCATTTTCAGCCTCCTCTGCATCCACCTTGCGGGAACCGCTGCGGAAAGCCGAACTGCCGGAGAGGTTGCGGAGGAGGATTTTTCGTTCACCCTTGTACTCCGCCCCGATGAAACCGAGCCGGAGGAGGAAGCAACGGAAGGCGTACTTCTCGTTATCGGTTTCTTTTTCTTTTGAGGTGATCCGCTTCTGCTTCTTTGCCATCTCGCAAAGTGCGGTGATGAAGTGCATATATGCGTTCAGTTCCTCCGGCAAGGAATCCTCTGCGAACCAGGGAAAGTCGAGCCTGTCATCGATCTGGTTAATCGGCAGGGCGTTGACTCCGAGAGCCTTTTTGATGAGACTGCCTTTGGCTTCGACCAAGGTGTGGAGGTTCTGGAGGGCAGTTTCAGTGAATCCTGCCATCGGAATCTGAATGGCTATGCCATGTGCTTCATTCTCGTTTGCTTCCGTTTCTGCATCGTATTCGGCATTGAATCCGTCTGCGATCAGCTTCTCAAGCAGTGCGGTTACATCCGTACCATCACCGCAGTAAAGTGTGCCTTCCTTGCTGAGCGTGAAGTTTCCGATCACATAAGCGCAAGTCGGCATGAACTGGTATTCTGCCTTTGCTCCAGTGAATTCGCTGATCGCTGCAGCCAGTCTTTTGCGGTCGGTGCCTGTTACGTTGAATTTGTATTCCATCTGGTAATACCCCTTTCGTATTGTGTAGACACATTATCGCTCTATCGGCGAAGTATATCAAGATGTATTACCACCCGACTATGTGGAATTATCCGACGGGATATTGTGTACAGTACCCATACCTCAGAACAACGGAATATCTTCATCCGGTTCGGCGGCAAGCTCATCGTAGGTATATGTCAGCCCATCACGCTGAACCGTAACACCGGAGGAACTGCCCACCTGTTCGATATACCTCTTCACGATGACATCACAGAACTTTTCATCCAACTCAATGGTACGGCAAATCCGATCCGTCTGCTCACAGGCAATCAGCGTACTGCCGGAACCTCCGAACGGATCAAGCACCACGGTATTGCTCATGGACGAATTCATAATCGGATATGCCAGAAGCGGGATAGGCTTCATTGTAGGATGATCGCCGTTCTTCTTCGGCTTGTCGAATTCCCAGATGGTCGATTCCTTCCGTCCGGTATACCACAGATGCTTCCCGCGCTTTTTCCAGCCAAACAGTACAGGCTCATGCTGCCACTGGTACGGAGATCGTCCGAGAACGAGGGACTGCTTCTTCCAGATACACGTTCCGGAGAGGTAGAATCCCGCATCGGAGAATGCCTTGCGAAAGTTCAGACCTTCGGTATCCGCATGGAATACATAAATCGATGCATCGTCTGCCATAAACCGCTCCATGTTCACGAAGGCATTGAACAGGAATCCGTAGAAGGCATCGTTCTCCATGTTGTCGTTCTTGATTTTCCCGGCGGAACCTTCGTAGTTTACGTTGTACGGCGGATCGGTGATGACGAGGTTCGCCTTGGTGTCACCCATCAGCATCTCGTATGTATGCGGCAGGGTGCTGTCACCGCAGATCAGCCGGTGTCTGCCGAGCGTCCAGATGTCCCCCGGCTTCGTGATGGTCGGTTTCTTCAGTTCGGCTTCCACATCGAAATCATCATCCTTGATTCCGTCCTTTAAGCTGTCCTTGAACAGGTCATCAAGTTCCGCAGGCTCAAAACCGGTCAGGGATACATCAAAATCCGCTCCCTGCAGATCGGTGATGAGCAGAGCCAACTTTTCCTTGTCCCATTCGCCGGAGATTTTGTTGAGCGCGATGTTGAGTGCCTTTTCCTTCTCTTCGGAAAGTTCCACCACAACACAGTCCACCTCGGTGATGCCCATGTCGATGAGAACCTTGAGCCGCTGATGACCGCCGACCACACGACCGGTGGTTTTGTTCCAGATAACCGGCTCGACATAACCGAACTGCTCAATGGAGCGTTTCAGTTTTTCGTATTCGCTGTCACCCGGTTTCAGATCCTTTCGCGGATTGTATTCTGCAGGCAGAAGTTCTGCCGTGTTTTTCTTTTCGATTACCATACCAGACCCCACTCAGCGAAGGCTTCAAAGCCGCCGCGTTCCCAAATGAACGCTCTCGCTGTTTCCACGATTTCTTCGTAAGGAATACCGTTCACAGTTTTGTCTCCAATGGCACAGCACAGTTCCACGGTCTTTCCGGTTCGCTGTGCTTCAAGCCAGGCATAAATGTTCACACTGACATCTGCTTTGGATAGATCTTTACCATGCAGACCACCGCCAGTTACGCTGTCAGCCATATCACTGCCCAGCTTGCGGTTCGTGGCTCCTGTGTCTACATCCATGCCGCCCGTCCAGTCACCGAGAGGGTTGACCTCGGCTTCGGGATATGCGGTACGAAGTGCGGAAGTGTCAACATTGCTCTGACAGATGATGAGACGATCCCCATCAAGAATGTACTTTCCATCAAACGGGAATCGTTTGTACATGGTTTTCACGATGCCGGTCAGCTTCTTCTGCTCGGCTGTCATCGGCACACCCTTGAAGATACCGTTATCACCACAGCGGATGGCATTGCTTTGGTTTCTGGACAGATGCACATCCTGTGCCACTTCCGTGTATTCCACGGCGAAGTTTTCTCCTGCAATACGGTGTACTGCTGCGGTTACATCCATCACGGAAAGATGGACGGAGGTTTCTGCAATGATATGGCATACATGATGACCGATCAGAACCTCTACGGCTATGCGGGGATTTCGCTCGGTTCGGTACGCCATATCCACCAGGGCACCGGCGATACGGTCGGCAATCTTGTCCGGATGGGACGGGTTTACTTTTTCAAACATTATCTTTCTCCTTTGGTTACATGGTATCGCTCACATCTTCGGTTTTCAGCGTTCCTGTCTCATCCACGGTGAATCTGAACTTCTTACCTGACTCCACAGCACCGTTCTCAATGCGGTAATCCGGTGTCGCAATAACAAATTCATTGGGTGAAAAGCCTGTCCATCCGCGCTCCTTGCTCCACATCAGATACTTTGAACTGCCTGCGATACTGAGCGAATGGTACTGGTCGTCAATCGCATCACGATACGCCTGTATGACCTGATAGGTCGAATTGTTGTATCGCGCATACACCTTTCCTCCGTGGTGAAGGACTCTTTCCGCTTCCTCAAGTTCGCCCAGACGGATTTCGTTAAAGCCAAGATCAGTCGGCATAACGTATATACGGGGAAGAAAACCGTAAGGAATCCTGTTATTCACTTTCCCGATCTGCTCAATACCGACTGTATGAGATGTATCCGATTCGTTGGTCTGCATTTTTGCGGAAAGCGGAGTTCCCAGCAAATCGATACTGTATATGCAGAACGGCTCATCCGTTTCGGGCAGATCGTTTGCGTACAGACTGCCGTTTCCGAGATAATTGACGTTCGCATATCCGCTCTGAACCTTGACAGCATTACAAGTATAGTAGGTATCGTCCCACAGAACCCGGTATGTCTTTTCACCTTCGAGTGTAAAGATGAAGCTCTGACGGGAATATGTACCCTGAAACTGCTGTTCCGCTGCGGGTAAAATCACTTCGATTCCGTCCTTGACACTCGCGCACCATTCCATGTCGAGGTACTTGTTGTCCAGCTTGTGAACCACTTCTTTTGTACCTGCCAGACAGGATGTCGATTTGACATAGGCAGCCGGAACACCGTCCATGTACATACACAGAAAATAGGCCCCTGCTTTCATAGAGATGCCATCCACACTGAAATCCGACTGTACACAAAAGAGAACTTCATTTGCCACAACAGCGGGAACACCGTTCGGATTCATATCGTTGACATTATCCTCTGTGAGTTCAAGGGTCATTTCGTTCGGATCTTCACCGCTCATATAAACGGTGA